GATCTCGAGCAGCACGCGCCTGCATACGCGATGGCGCCCGGCGCGACGACGAACGTCGTCGTCCGGCAGTCGATCGCCGAAGGGGACCTGGTATTCACCCGCGCCGCTGGTGAGGTCGGGGGCGCGGCTGCGATCCTCAACGACCTGTGGCGGATCGAGAACGGCGCTGCGGTCGAGCACTGGACACTCGTCGCGCCGGTGCCCGCAACACTCCCTCACGACAACGGCGTGTTCTGAACCGCCGCGAATGGTCGGTCGCTCGCCGCACCGACCGGCCATTCGCGAGGGCCTAGACAGTGGGCCCGGTGGGGCTCGACTCCCCTACTGAGCCGCCGGCCCAGTGCGCGGTAGTCCGTATGTATGGCGCTCGGCAAGGGCGCACCGGTCCGGACTGCTCAGCGGGGGCCCACGAAAAGTTCTTCTACTCCGGGCCCACAGCGAGATGCAGCGAGCGGGGGGACTTCTGAGTGCGACGGAACGCGCTTACGTCTCCCTGTGGGCCCGGTGGGGCTCGAACCCACGACCCGCGGATTATGGGGCCGATGGTTCGCCCGTGGTCGACCTCTTCACACGCGAGCCGCTGTCCGCCTGACCCTACGATTTTCTAAGCGTTCTCGCGCGGGCAAGCCTACCGAGACGCTATCCGGCGAGCGCCGGTGAGCGAAAGTCCACTTACGCGGGGGGGCGGAAGACTTGGCGGTCTACCTACTATCAGGCATGGACTGGGAGCAAGTGCTCTCGGACTATGCGACTCACCAACGCGCCGCTCGCCTCTCCGAAAAGACGATCCAGAATCGTGCTGAGTGCTTGCTCACCGTTGCTCGAGTATCCCGACGCGGACCCGAAGACGTGACGCTGGACGACCTCGAGCGCACTCTAGCCAGGCGACACCCACGCACTGGCGAAGCCCTCGCAGCCGGGACGTTGCAGTCCGAGCGCTCATATATGCAGAGCTTTTTCAAGTGGATGAAGAAGACGAAGAGGCGCAAGGGCAATCCCGCGAAGGGGCTGCCCAAGGTGAAGGTGCCGCGGCGGAAGTCGCGGCCGTTCCGGGTGGATCAGATCGAGGACGTCCTCGAGACGGGCATCTATCAGCGGACGCGCGACATCATCCTGGTCGCGGCGTTCACTGGCCTGCGTGTGGGCGAGGTCGTGAAGATCCGCGGCGAGGACGTCGACCTGGTGGGCATGACGATCCGGTCGATCCGCAAGGGCGATCTGGACTGGCAGGGCACGCTGCACGAGGAGCTGCTCGAGATCGCGCGGCGCTATCCGCGGACGGGCTGGTGGTTCCCCTCGCCGTATCCCAACAAGCAGTTCCCGGATGGCGGTGGGCACATCCTCATGGCGTCGGCGTCGGACAGGATCTCGAAGGCGATCCGCGCTGCCGGCATCTCGGATCGGCGCATCACGGCTCACTCCTTCCGGCACTTCGCGGCCACCGAGATGCTGCGCCGCGGCGCGAAGATTCGAGCCGTCCAGGAGTTCCTCGGGCATGCTTCGCTGGCCACGACGCAGCTGTACGCCGACGTCACGCTCGAGGATATGCGCGAGGCCAACGACGTGCTGCCGGCGATCGCGGTGCCCACCCAGTCGGGCCGCAAACCGCGGGCGCCGCGCGAGCTCGAGGAGTCTGGCAGAATTGCCGCGTAGGGCCTGTAGCTCAGTTGGTAGCAGCAGCTGACTTTTAATCAGCGGGTCGTGGGTTCGATCCCCACCGGGCCCACCAACCTAGACGAGCAACCGCAACACGGCTACAGTCACCCCATGAGCTCCGGTGAAACTATCTTCCTGATCATCGTCGCCGGAATCATCGGCTTCCTGGTGCAGTACTTCGTCATCCGCGCGGCGGTCATGTCAGCGCTAAGGTCTGTCCGCGAAGACCTATCATCATCGGCGGTCACAGCGGCACCAACTTCGTCGGAGAAGAGATTCTTTGGAGAGCCCGACTCGAAGTAGCATCGTCGAATGCAGGGCCGGCTGCTTCCAGAAGGGAGCCCGGCAGGTGGGCCGTCGTCGATGACCGCGTGTGGGCTTTGAGTGAAGGTGATCTCTCGTTGATCGGTTACTTCACTTCGTTGCGGGCTGCGGCCGCCCACTCGCACGCCTAGCACTACATCGCCAGCTTGAGCCCCGAAGGGCAACCCGCAGAACCTCCACGGAACGACAGAAGCTGCCCCGCCTGACCGAAGTCGGGCGGGGCAGCAGTCGTTGCCGCCTAGTGGGGCACGTTCGGGGTCGTGACGCCGAGGCCGAAGCCACCGGACAGGATCGCGATACCGCCGAGGATGCGTGCCGCCCAGAAGTCGAGATCGATGGGCAGGTCGACGCCCGCGAGCACGAACGCGGCGACACCGGTGAGCAGAGAGACGACGTACAGGCTGACACCGAGCGCGCGGCGCACCTTCGGGTCACGGATCACGTTGTTCGGGGTGACGGACGGAAGTGGTTCCTCGAGATGGCTCATGGCTGCTCCTTGTTGTTGGTGAGATGGTCGGTGAGCTTCTGCTCTGTCCTTGCGAGGGTGGTCTTCATTGACGCTTGCTGCCGGCGGGTGTGGGCGAGCTCGGACTTCACTTCTTTGACTGCAGCTTCCGTGCGTGTCGCCTGGTCCTTCAGTGAGCCGCCACCGTTTGGGAGTACCTCGTGCTTGATCTGAGCCACATCGGTCTTCAGGCCGGCCATGTCGTCGGGGAGCGTGAGGAGGGCTTCGGTGACCTTCACAAACTTGCGCAGGAACGGCCACCCTTTCCAGACAAACGCTGCGATGGCGATGATGCCGACGATCCACGTTATGAGGGTGGGTACGGGCACGGCCCCCCAGAAGTCATTCCATGCGGTCATGTGAGGGGCTCCGTGTCTCAGTTCGAAAATAGTTACTGCGTATGCATAAAAAAGCGAGTACGATTCGGCATATGGCGACTCAGGTGAAGTGGAAGACGGTAGGCATCGGCCTCGGTGCTGCTGCTGCCATCGCGCTTGGTGGAAGTTGGGCTGCGAACGCTGCAGGCGTGTTCGAGCGCCCGGCACCTGAGCCGACGGCGGTCGTCGAGGAGCAACCGACCCCTACGCCCACGACCAGCGTCACGCCAACTCCTGCACCTACGCCGACCGTCGAGCCAGTAGTCGAAGCTCCTCCTGTCGAGGAGGCACCGGTTGACGAAGCCCCCTACTATGGCGAGCCTGTCCCATGGATCGCCGACCCGAATCCGAACAGCGCCGAGGGCGGCTACTGGGATACCACCCAGTGCCCAACCAGCTCCGCACATCAGGGACCGGATGGAAACCAGTACTGCGACTAGACCGGGATACCGGCTCGATCCAGGCGCCCCATCAGTGCATCGATCTGATCCTGCTTGTCCTGCGCATCGAGGATAAGCAGGATACTGAACCGCTCATGCTTGACACCTTCCGGCCGTCCCTCGTCGTCATAGTCGACCAGCCAGTGCAGTCCCAGGTCGTGGATTTCCTCCGCGATCACGCCCCACTCGGTAGGTGCTTCGGCAGTATCGTAGGCGACTGCGTTCTTATAGCGGAACGTGACTACGCGGAGGAGCGGCATGATTTTGCGAATGTCTAGATGGGCATCCTTGATATCCCGCTTGTACCGCCGAGAGGACGGCACGTAACCCATCCATCCGTCCGAGGCAATGTACTGCACCTTGTATCCTGTGTAGCTGACGAGTCGACTGTATGTATCTACAGAGTTCACTCCTCCTGCAAACTGTCCGCGGCCCGCAGTGGAGGTAATATTCCCTGCTGCCTGTACGTAGCCGGAGAAGATGCCGTTCACCTGCGACAGCAGACCCGAGATCAACTCTTCGAGTTTCTGCACAGTGCGCGTCAGCTGTGTTGCGTCAAACCCTGCGCGCTGATCGATTCGCAGGTTCAGGCGCCGCTCCATCTCCTTCAGCTTCAGGACGAAGCCGCGAGGTTGTGACGTGGGGTCAGCCATCAGGGAATCTCCGATGCGGTGATAGTGATCCAGTCAGGATCTTCGGTACCGGACAGGCCGTCGATCGCTCGACGGTAGGTGTCGTCCGGGTAGTAGTCGTCATCGCGGACGAGCACGTCCACAAGATCGCCCTTGCGCGAATCGACAGGAGACGGTTGAGCATCCGTGCGGACCCTGAACGGCCAAAACTCCTTCGGCTTGGAAGAGTTACGGATGCGCTCGTCCGAGTAGTCCTGCAGGGTTGTCGATTCCGACGCGGTGTCGTGATCGTTGTCGACTGACTCGTCGAGCGCGTACCCGGCCGCTACAAGGGCGGTGTTCTGGGCAAAAGCCACGACGGCCTCACCCGTCTCGCGACCTCCGATCGTCCAAGCCAGACTCGTCATGTCGGAGGCATCAATCTCTGCCACCAGGTCATCGATCGAGGGCTCCGGCACCGAGTAGTCGAACGTGACAATCGACGACGACCTGAGACGCGGCTGCTCCTCCGTGCCAGTGCGGAAGAGCAGCTGGATCCCCTTCCGGTCTGCAGTCAACCGCGGAGAGAACTCCCAGTCAGGACCGTTCTGGCGAGCCGCATAGTTCTCCAGCATCGTCGTGATCGGCATGAGCGAAGACCCGAGGATGGTGTCCTCATGAGTGCCGGCACGGTCATCCTCAAAGATGATCGGCAGGTTGCCGCCCGTCCACAGCATCGACTGCTGGATGACCTTCTTGAGGGTGGTGCCCATGTCCCAGCCCGACAGGACCGTGTTCGTTGCCGCAGACGGCTCGCCAGTCGTCGGGTCAATCAGTGGCGTAGTGAGTGCCGCCGCGGGAAGAACTGATCTCCTCCGAAAGTAGGACTCTTCGACGCCCTGAGCTCGCAGGGTCAATGTGCGGCGGGCCTTGTTGTACTGGTGCGGGAGAATCCGGCCGAACGCCATCACGTTGTCGTCGATCAGCTTCGCCAGATACGTCTTCCCGGGCGTTGCGGTGTTCCGCAGATCGAGAGCACGCATCACAGGGTCGGCCAGATTGACGACGCACGACAGCTCGTCGGCCCGGTTGCGGCGCGTCTGCCACTCGTGGGATACCGTGTCTAGGTCGAGGATGTTGCTGCCGGTGAAGAAGTCACCGATGACAACGCGGGACTCGGGCAAGAGCTAGCTCGCCTGCTTGCGGCCGTCTGCGTACCGGTCGATCTCCGCAGGGAGCGCATCGATCTTCGGGGCGAGTGCTAGCACCGCCGCAAGCAGCTCGGGATCCGTAGTAGCGGTCACCTTCCCGAGGGTCGCCGGGGTGCCGTAGATCTTCACGAGCTCGTCAAAATCGGTCTTCGGCAACAGCGTCCCAAGACCGTGCGCGGTGACCGCCATCGCCGCCTGGTCCTTGTTGGTTCCGTCTGTGATGGTTCGCGTGAACCGCCGCACCTGTCCGGGGCCGTTCTGGCCTGCGAGGCCGATAGTGGCCCACTCGCTGCCCTTGCCGCCATTCTTGTCGCCGCTGTCGGCGTTGACGAAGTTCTGAGCCATGGAGTTGTTCCTGTCCTGTTCGATGGGCTTGGACGCCGACCCTCCGGCCGGCGAGGTGAAGTTGATAGGCATACCGGCGATGTCGGCGGCCCATCCGGCGTAGGGGTTGCCGCACCGGCGCGCGAGATCCTCGATCGATATGAGGTGGCAGGTCGTGTACTCGTCCGCGGGGTTGATCCACACGGGGGTCGTCCATGCCATTCGTGTTGACGCGTCGTACAGGGCGATGTGACCGGACTTCCCGAACCCGTAGTTGGGGAAGCAGAGCGGTGCACCGTGCAGCGGCGTGCCGGTGCGTTTGTCTTCGGTGCGCTGCCACATCCGGGTTGCGGTGTCCATGTCGTTGATCGGCATGACGTCGTACGCGGCCATGACCGACCGGGCGCACTCGAGGTCGTCGATCTTGCGAGTGAGACCGTCGATGCTGCTGGTCGCCCAGTACGGAATGGAGGGGTTCTTCATCGCGAAAGCGAGCGCCGCAGCCGCCGAGCGCATCAGGCGTGCCCTATCCGCTGGACAAGGCATGCGGCGGTGCGGGCCGTAACGTTCGACATTAGAAGCTGCCGATCACAGCAACGTAGTTCACGGTCAAGTTGCCTGAGGCGGCAGCGAAGCTCACCCCGTCGAACTGTGTTGTGGCGCGCTGCAAGCCACTACCCAGATACTTGCCATGAGCGGTCGTCATCGGGTTCGGGGAGACCGTGGCATCGACCCGGAAATACGTTTCGCCCGTGGCGGCAGGGTTCGTGTCGAAGAACAAGCTCCCCACATGCCGGGTGGAAGCCGTACCACCACCAAGGATGATGCCGGTCGCGTTCAAGCTCTGGGCTGCTGCGGAGGTGGCGTTGATGTCTGTGTGCCGCTGGTTGTCGTAGCCAGTGGTCGTGTCGGTCCCTGCCACAGAGAGCGCCGCAGACAAGGTGGTCGATGAAGCCGTGGTGATGTCGAACTTCACTTCATACCGCGGGAAGGCCGATGTGAAAACACCGTTAGGTCGCACGATTGTCGTGGACGACGACGAGACCGTCCCATTGGCGGCGACAGTCCCGTTTGTCGCCGTCGTCGGAACCATCAGTGACGAGGACGTGAGGTTGCGCCATCCCGACCCGTTGTAGCTCTGCAGCGTGTCCGTATCGATCAGCCAGCACAGTTGACCTTCGGCGAAGGTGGCCGCGTCCCGCTCCGTCGAGTTGCGGAACCACAGCACCCCGCCCGTTGTTGCGGTGTACTGGTACAGCTGTGTGTAGATGACGTTCGCCGACTGCATGCTGGTTGCTGTCGAGGGGATCTCTACGACCGCCAGCGGTTCTGCCCCAGCACCCGGAGCACCCGCAGCCAACGCCGCCTTCGCGGATGCGTAGGTGTAGGGGGTCGGGGAAGCGGAAGCGACGCCCTTCAGGATGCCGAACTTGGGCAAGCTGTCAGAATCGGCATTGGGCGATACCCCATCGTTCTGCTTGGTCCAGATGAGATCGAGACGCTTGTTCGATGCCGGCGCAGCGTCGTGCAGGACGTTGGTTGCTCCGTCGTTCGGAAGCAGGATGACACCTTGAGAAGGGCGAGACACGGCCGCTTCGAACGCCCCAACCGACGAGTTCATGGTGGCCGTTGATGTCACCAGGGCACTCGTCGAGCGGGGGAATATGCCCGTCCGAGGGTTCCCCGAGGTGTCGCGCACGACGAGACCAGCGAGCCCGAGACGAACGTCTAGTGCGTCAGCGGTGCCAGTGGCAGAGGGGAAGCCGTCTTTGAGCGCCATGCGAGACTCCTAGTTGTAGGCGGGCGGCGTGTAGGCCGTCAGGGTGGGGGCGCCGGTTACAGAGCCGATCGCGTTGAATTGGATGGTCCGAAGCACTCCGGGCGGATTGGTCCACCACTCCCGTCGTGTGAGTGACGATGAGACCGGCGACTGGCCGTCGATGATCGCCTGACCGGTTCGGAAGTCGACTGCGATGACGGAGCCCAGAGGGATGGGGCGCTCGAACCGGACTTCTTGTCCGGTCTCCACGCACACCGCCGAGAAGCCTCCGCCGAGACCGCCCGTGACGTCTATGCGGGTGTAGGTTTCTGCTTCCCCAGCGTTGGTGGTCACGGCGCGGCCAGGTGTTCCCGGGGTTCCGAAGTCGATGGGGAACGTGATCGGGAAAGCGATGCCACCGCCCGACGTCGGCAACCCCGTTGATACGATCACGTCCGGTCCGTAGGTGCGCGGGTCCTTCGCCATGACAGGTATCTCGAAATCGACGACCGAGTCCTCGACCGACACATCCCAGCGAATCTTGCCCGCCAGCTTGACCGACGCCGTTCGGGACGAGCCATCCGGTTTGGTCACGGTGACAGGCCAGTTGCCGCTGAGGTTCTTCAGCCCGAAGATCTGGGTGCGCAGTTGTGTGATCGCGAGCGCGTTGCCCGGATTCACCTGGCGTCCGATGATGGAGAAGAAGCGTGCGTCGTCGTAGACCGGGTCCTGATCGAAGACACCATGTCCGGCGTTGCGGCGCACGATGTTCAACTTCGGCTCCGTGGAGTCGTCCCAGCCCGGGATGTCGATCAGGTACGGATCAGTGCCCGAGTCGGAGTTCTCGAGCTCGAGAACTGGGAGCGTGACGATCGTTGTCATCAGAGACCCTCAAACTCGTTGTGGATGATTCCCCTCACGTACCCCTGAAGGCCGTTGCCGAGGTCGAGAGTTCCCTCGATTCGGGAGGGGCGGGTGCCAGCCGGGGACGAGTGGGTGCGACCACCGTTGGCGAAGGACTGGGCGCCGGGTCCGACGAGCTGCATGCCGAAGTCATTCGCGACGTCCTGCAGGATCGCGACGGAGCGGGCCCGCTTGGCTTTGGCGCGGGGGATGTACCACTCGCCCTCAGTTTCCGGCTCCGCCCAGACACGCATTGACCCCGCGCGGGCGTACTGGGCGATATGGTTCTCGCCACCGTTGGCGTAGTAGTCGATGCGACCACCGTTAGCCTGCTTTATCCCCGAACCGAGCTTGCTGCTGCCCGTCGCCGTCAGGTCGATGAGGTTTGTGCTGCCCCACCGTGCAACGAACGCCTGCAGGTCCGCTTCCGCCTGTGCGGTGTCCGCGAACACCTTCCACTCAGTTTCGGAGGGAATGCGGAGGATCTGATCAGCGAGGTTCGTCGCGGCGTCACCGCTCAGCCCGAGCTCAGCTATCCGAGTCAGCAGTGCATCACGGGACGACTGCAGGGATGCCTTGTACTGATCGTACCCACCACCCGCATCGACGATCGCCTGACCTGAGTCGAGCGCCGCCTGAGCGATGTCGTCGAGGGCCTTCTGGTTCTCACGGCCGGCCTCGGTGGTGATGTCGAGGGTTTGACCGTTCTTCTCGAGCGCTGCGTCGAAGTCGGCGTAGGCCTGCTCGAGGTTCCGGGCGGCTTCGCGGGCATCGAGGTTCTTGCCGTTGGCGTTGTCGATCTCCTTGACGAGATCCTGCAGTGATGTGACGACACCGTCGACAGCCTCGGCTACGTCGTTGTAAGAACCTTCGACATCTTGGTTGGAATCGACAGAGTCTCCGTCTGCATCCTTCTTCTGATCTGCGACTCGGATCGCGTTCTCGATGCTTCCCGACTCGCCGGCGATCGCCTTTTCCACGCGAGCGACTGCTACGGCGTACTCTCCCGCAGTGAGACCGCTCGCTTTGAGTGCCGCGTTGTACTTGTCCGAACCGAGCTTGCCCACGTCGAGAGCGTCATTGACCTTGTGCAACGCTTTAGCATCACCGAGCGCAGCGTCCGTCAGAGTGTCGAGACCGATCCCCAGCTTCTCCGCAGCATCGAACGCTGAGTCGCCCTCGATCCAGAGGAAGGACTCCTTGGCTGCGAGGTTGGCCTTGACCATGTCGCGCGTTGCTCTGGTGACCTTGTTCGTCACCGTGTCGAGCGTGTCCCCGTACGCAGCCGTCTTGGCTGCAGCGTCGGCGTTCGCTCCAGCGACAGCACCCAAGATGGCTGTGATGGCCGTGAGCGCGATGCCCACCGCGCCTCCGACGATCGCCACCTTGCTCATGCTGAGTTTGAGGGTGTCGAGGGCGTTCTTGAAGTCAGCGATCTTGGGGATGACGGTGAGAATGGTTCCGCCCATGAGCAGAACTGCCGCGGTGCCGACCCCGATCGCCAGAACCGTGCCCTGTGTGCCTTCGTCGAGGTTCGCGTACCAGTCGATGAGGGCGGTGATGTCCTGCACCATGTCCCGAAGGACGTCGTTCGCGGCGGACCCGGTCTTGATGAGGGCCTTGTCGAAGGTGGTACCGAGCTTCCCGACGTCGCCGGAGAGGTTGTCGAGTTTCTTGCGTGCCTGCTCTGCGGCGTACCCGGAGTCATCGACGTTATCGATCCACTTCGCGATCCCATCCGAGCCCTGGTCGTAGAGGACCTTCGCGGCGCGGATCGCGTCGTTGCCGAAGATCGTCGACAGGGCCGCGTTGCGGGTTTCCTCGGAAACACCGGACAGGCCTTCCTTCAGGCGCCCGGCGAGTGCGGTGACGCCGATGAACTGGCCCGACGCGTCGTAGACACTGCCCACGTACTGATCGAGCAGCTCCTTCGCCTTCCCGGTGGGAGAAGCCAGGGCGAGGAACATCGTCTTCAGCGACGTACCCGAGTCGGACCCGATCAGACCGGCCGACGCGAACGCCGACAGGGTGCCGACCGTGTCCTCAATCGACAAGCCGAACTGGGATGCGACCAGACCACCCTGACGCAGCGCCATAGCGAGGTCGGATACGTCACCGACTGCCTTGCCCGCTCCAGCGGCGAGGAGGTCCGCGATGTGCGGAACATCCTTGCCTGCCAGCTTGAACTGAGTCATCGCGATAGACGCGATCTCCGCAGCGTCCGCAACGCCGAGGGTGCCAGCAGCTGCGAGAGTCAGCGAACCGACCAGCGCGCCGCCCAGGATGTCCGAGGTCGTGACACCCGCCTTAGCGAGAGCCTCCTCCGCACCGACAGCTTCGTTCGCACCGAACCCGAACTTGCGGCCCGAGTCGATCGCAGCGTTGCCGAGCTCCTCGAGCTTCGCCCCCTGCACACCAGCGTTCGCCCCGAGAGAATCGAGTGCCTTGTCGAAGGAAGCGAACTTGACAACCGACAGGGTTACTGCGGCCGCGACGGCCAGGCCGGCGCCGAGGAACACCCGACCGACCTGACCTGCAGCAGCGTTCGCCTCCCTCGCCTCCTTGGCGAGGATCTTGTACTTCTCTGCGGACTCTCGGGCCCGACGCCCGGACTGCTCGAGCTGCGTGGCGGAGGTCGCTGCGTCTTTTCCGAGACGGGCGACGGAGTTGTCGGCTGCGTCAACCTGCCGGGTGAAGACCTCCCCGCCCACCATCTGGAGGCGGTATGCGATCGCTCCTGCTTCGAACAAGGGCCATCACCGCCTTACGGGTCCATGAGTCGTCGTGGGAATCCGCGAGGCGGAGAATGCGGTCGCGTAGCCAGTGCCACGTCTCCGTGGTCAGGGCGGCGTCGAGATCGGTGATGCGGAACGCAACGTCGAGGTCGAGGGCGACCTGAGTGTGCAGCTTCGGGAGGACGAGACCCCAGAGCTCTACTGAGTTGAGTCCGCTGCTCGCCTTTGCTTCCTGTTCTGCATGAAGCCGCGCTTGTGCGGCGGCAGCTTGTCGAGCGTGGTAGTACTCGGGACGGTAGGCGGGGTAGGTTCCAGTGACTGGATCAGGTTTCCCAATGCCCCACTGCGCCCGGTCTGCATTGGTGAGATTCCCAAAGTCAGGATCAGACGCTCGAGTACTTTTTTTGCCCCCGCGAGGCCACCACCTGACTCGATGAACTCGTTGACGCCGTCGATGCCGAGAGTGGTCTGCCAGTAGAACGCGGGGTGGATGACGTCCTCGCCCTCGTGGAGCGACAGGGTCGTGCGGACCCGTTCCCAGTTCGGCCCGTTGAGGACCGGTATCGGGTTCCCGTTCTCGTCCGATCCGGTGATCCCGTCGAGGACCATCTGCCACACATGCTCGAGGTCTTCGGGGACCCGTTGGCGGGCTGCGATCTCGATGAACATCTCGGTTGCCTTCGCGCCGGCGAATCCGGGGAGAGGCTTGACGATGAACGGCTCAACACCGTCGATCGTGAGTTTCAGATTGCGGCCGTCCTGGGCTGCGGTGACAGACATGAGAGTGGTGTGCTCCTAGCTAGAAGGGTGAGGAGGGGTGTCGTCTGGGCGGGCTTGGGACGCCCGCCCAGACGCGGGTTACGCTGCGGTGAACGGGAACGAAGCGCCCGCACCGTTGGCGTTGGTGACGACGATCGGCGCCGAACCGGACACGGATGCCGGCACGAGGAACGCGATCGTGTTGTCGTCGATGATGTTCTTCTCGAGGACCGTCTGGGCGTCCATGGTGATGCCAGTGGTGCCGGTGAAGTGGTAGCCCTTGAGGACCAGCACATCGCCGACCGTGACACCGGTTGCCGTGGCGGGGGAGGCGGACTCGACGATCGGCTTGCCATCACCGGCGATCGGGGAGGTGATGTCCTCGACGATGCCGTCCGAGGTGAGGGTGAACTTGTAGCCACCCTTGTCGGCGTAGCCGGTGGCGAAGTCCGCGACGGTGACCGAGAAGGTGCCCTCGATCGCACCGAGTGCCTCATCCTTCGCGTCGAACAGCTGGAAATCCGCAAGGTTCGCGGAACCCTTCGCCTTGGCGATGTTGATGAGGTCGATGAGCCATGCCTGGGCGATGGCACCGTTGTCGTCGCGGACGGCTTCGGTGTCGAAGGTGACGACCCAGTTGTCGCCGATCTTCTGCACGGAGCTGCGGCCCTTGTTGCCGTAGTTCTCGCGGGCGACGGTGACGGGGGTGGCGACTGCGGCGATGTTGTTGAGGTCGCCGGTGATGTTCTCGAAGACGGCACCGCGGAAGAAGCGGAGGATCTTCTCGTGCGCGAGCGCGAGGGTCCCCTCCGTCTGGGTTGTGGCATTGAAAAGCGAGAGGTCGGACATGGTGACTCCTTGTTGTGGGTGGGGATGCCGTGCACGACGGCGACCCCTCACACGGAGGGGTGGATGGTGGGGCCCGCCTAGAGCGGGCGACGACCGCGGAAGTAGACGGTCTGAGTGAAGGACTGACGACCGGACGAGTCCGCTGAGAAGAGGAGCTCGGAGAACACCCACGACCATGAGACGTCGAATCCTGCGGGGATGTTCTGCTTGTGGTCCAGGGCGACCCGCATGTTCCATGCAAGGTTCTTGATCTGCGCCTTGGTGCCCTTCAGGCGTCCGAGCATCTGGTACCGCCACAGGATGTTCGCGCGACCATCGGGGATCGGCTCGAGTGCGGTGATGACGATGCAGTTGTCGAGAGTGGTCGGCAGGTTCGGGCCCATGAGGATCGCCGGGTTGGCGACGGTGGCGGATGCTGCCGTGTACACCTCGGTCGGGTCGTACTGTCCGAGGCCGGCAGCCTCGAGCGCCTGTGCGAGGCCGCGTTCGAAGAGAACAGGGTAGGAGTCGGTCATCTGACGCCACCCTCCTTCGCGATGATCTGCCCGATGGTCGACTTGTTCTCGAGCGCGGGGTCTTCGAGGTATTTGCCCTTGCGGCCGTTCTGGAACTGGTACTCGGGGTGTTCATGCAGTCGTGCCGCTTGGGGTCGGTCGTACACGACGAGCGTGTCTTCGCCGGGCTGTTCTGCGTTGACGACTTGGCCGGATCCCATGAGGTCGCCGGTGTCGAGGGGGACCTGCTCGGCGGACTTGGCGAGCAGGAATTCGCCGGCGCGGTTCTGGCCCTTGATGAGTCCGGAGAGGATCGATGCGAGGATGACCGTGCCGTGCGTTTCGGTCGTGACCTGTGCGCGGATGTCGCTCACGTCAGGTACAGCTCGATGTGTGAGGGGGTGCGGGGATAGTCGAACATCGACGAGTCGATGACTTCGGCTTCACGCTCCCGGTCGGTGCCAGGCCACACGGTGACCTTAGACGCGGGCAGGACGTCGTCTTCGGTGAGGAGGACGATGAAAGTGCTCGCGGTGATCTCTGTGTTCGCGGTCGGTGAGCTCGAGCGGCGGTCGACGACCAGACGGGCTTTCTGCTCCACATACGCTGGTACATCGGGGACGGGGTCGGCGTAGGCGATGCCTTCGGACCCTTCACCGGTGAGCCGGGTGACCGTCACGCGGTGGGGGAGGTGCTTGGCGCGGAGGCGGGCCATGATGCTCCCTAGGTGTGGGCGATCGCGGTGCGGATGAGGCCGGCGTTGCGGAGGATCTCGATCGCTTCTGGTGAGACACGGGAGGATGCAGGCGATTTGCCGTTCTGGGCGTTGCCCGACGCACCGGACCCGCCGAATGACACGGAGCCGATGCGGGTGGGGCCCATCTGAGATTCGGCGCCGGTGACGTCGTCGGTGATGTCCCAGTAGGACATCTGTGCGCAGGTGGCGTCCTTGAACGCTTCGGCCACGTCAACATCGGTCGGGTAGCCGTCCTCGTCTACCTCGTACACCGAAGTGCGGGTGAGTCCGTCGATGACGATCGATGCGCGCCGGAGGGTCGCGTTGGTGACGTCCTCGGATGCGGGTTCGTGGTCGCCATCGGTGAAGTCCTCGTAGTCGGCGAGGGTGGCGTAGACGCGCTGTGTCATGGTCTAGTCCACGACAGGCAGATCGATGGTGTCCCCAGAACCGCCCTCTGCAGGGGACTCCTGCGGCGTGTCTGCCACGTTCTTCGGTTCCGCGTCCGTCTGGGCCTTCGAAGACTTCGACGCCTTAGACGGGCGCACAGCGGAATCGCTTTCGGAAGTCTCTTCGATCGTGTACCCGTGCTGGATGAGCGCATCCCGCAGGTGAGGCTGCTTCTCGAGGTCGTGATCCGCGTGACCGTCGTGGAAGACGATCCCGAACGGGGTCTTCTGCCGACCAGCTGCGGGTCGCGGGTGGATGAGGTGGCTCACAGCGCTACCTCCTCGATCGGCTCAAGCGCACTGAGCAGTGCTGCGGCTTCGGCATTGGAGATCGGAATGAAGTTGTCCGGTGCTGCGGGCGATTCGTCGTGCCCGGGGCGACTCCACCCGGCATCGGAATGCTGCCAGAGCACGCCCTTCGAGTCGGTGTAGAAACCGGGGTCAGGCTGCTCATCGCTCACGGGCACTGGTGCCACGTCTTCGACAGCGGGCACAGGGGCGGGCACGGGCTCGCTCGACGCGGGCGCGCTGTCGTCGAGTGCAGGTTCTGCTACGACATCAGCGGGCGCAGCGCGGTTGAACAGCTTCATCAGGTCTTCCGATCTTGGGATTCAAGTGAAGGGGGGTGGGCCCGCCCGTGGGGGTGCGGGCGGGCCCGGGAGATCACCTAGTAGGTGATCGGGAGACCACGGATGATGCCGTGAGCCTTCTCGTTGCCGTACTCGAGACCGATCTCGCCGTACAGCTGCTTGCGGTCGGACGCGCCGATCTTCGCCAGGTCCTCCTCGAAGAAGTGACCGCGGCCGGGCACGTTGAGGAACACGGGCGCCAGCTGCTCCATCGAGCAGATGACGAACGCATCACGGGGGACGTACCGGTCGAGCATGACGTTGAGGCGACCGAAGTCGGACTCGATCGTCTGGAAGTTCACACCACCGACGTTGCGGGTCTGCTCCGAGTAGCCGTTGCTGAAGTTCGCGTAGGCGTTCGACAGGTTCCGCTTCTGGTCCGACGCCACGATGATCGTCGCCGTCTCGCCCTCCGCGATGCCGCCGTTGTCGTAGGCGAGCTGGAAGATGTCGTCGTACGTCGCCTTCGTGGTCGCCGTCTTCGACAGCACCCGCAGCGCCACCGTTGCCGTGCCGACCGTGATCGCGGTGCCACCGGGAGTGGCTGCGATCTTGAACGACACAGTCGTGGAGACCGACTTGACGTAGTAGACCTTGTTGGTGAACACCGTCGTCGAGGCGCCGACATCGGTGAACATGACCGCGTCCCCAGCCGTGAGGGCATGGGTGACGGTGATCGTGTCCGTCGAAGCGGACGCCGCAGCGAGGGCGGTGCCCTTGTCGAGGACGTTCGTCGTGATTGCCGGGATGAGACCGCGGGTCTTGCGTGCGGTCGTGTTGTCGGACGGCTTCTGGTAGACACCCAGAATGAACGACGCCTCGACGTCACGGGCGACCTGCTTGATGGACTGCGCCACCTGCCACGGCATCTCAGCCGTGACCGGGTTCGTGCCGGCGACACCTGCGGTGACGGTCTGACCGATCGCCGACTGCTTGGTGTAGCTGACGTCCACGGTCTCCTGGTGGATCTCGAGGACGTTGGTGACGTTGAATCGGACGCGCTGGGCGGCGGTCTGTGCGTCAGCACCCTCGAGACGGGCACGGTTAGCCTCCGGGTCGCGGAGGTCGTAGCCCTGCCACTCGAACAGGGTCGAGGATGCTTCCTTGCCACCGGTGAGGCCACCGATCGCGGAAAGCAGGGGGGTGTCCTCCGGGGAGGAGGCGAAGAGTTCGCCTGTGTAGTTCGGGGTGTCGAACGTGTCCGACATGCCAGTGATACCGGCCATGATTGCTCCTTGGTTGGGTTACGCCCTCCGCGCGGCCGAGATGGCCTGCTTGAGGCGGATGGTTTCGACCAGGTCCTTCTTCTCCTGTGCTGCTTTCAGCTGGGATTCGAGGGTCTGGATGGTGGCCCCCGTGTGATCTGCGGCACCTGACCGGAGAGGGGGCTGTTTCAGGGCGGCGTTCGCCTGGAGCGCCTTGGTGATCGCCGCCGTGAGTGCGGCACCATCTGTCGGCTCTACCGACGCGATGGAGGTCTTGAACTCCTCGTTGGCGAGGAGGAGGGGGATGTTGGCCCCGAGGGGTGCGCCGATGATGGCGACCTGGGTGGAGAGGTTCGCGGCCTTGAGGTCGGCCTGCGCCTTGGTGAGGTTCGTGTTGCCCTCAGCGACCTTCGTGCCGAGCTCGGTGACCTTCTCCTGCAGCTTGACGGGGTCGGTCTCGGGGGCTTCGAAGCCGAGGAGACCGCCGAGGCCCTTGGTGAACTGGTCGAACTTGGTCTCGGCTGCGGTGAGCTTGCCGAGCAGTTCGGTCTTGTCGCCCTTGGTGGCTTCGACGTCCTTGCGGAGGTTGGTGATGAGGTTCCACGCCTTGGCCGGGTCGAACTTGGTGGGGTCGTCGCCCCACGGGGGCTTCGCTGCGGCTGCAGCATCGGCTGCGTCCTTGGTGGCCTGCGCAGTTGCTGCGGCTGCAGCCTGTGCTGCTGCGTCACCGCCTGCACCGGCGCCAGCATCGGTCATGAACCGGAGGCGCGGCTTGGTGGGGATGAGGGGGGTGATGACGGGCTTGTACTCGGTCGTGGACACGGTGAATCTCCTTGTGCGGGCCTGCCGCTGAGGGGTATCGCCTGCTCTTGCAGGACGAGTGAGGGGCGAGCCGCGGGATGGGCTGGACTTGCCCCGATCCCCGCTCGCACTCCGGAACCGCCCGGAGGTCGTACCGCAATTGCGAGGGGGCGACCCTTGCGTGCTGCTGAAATGCGGCCCTCAGCGTGGCTCTCCCGAGACTCGAACTCGGAACATGCGATTTTTGAGGTCGCCGCCTCTGCCAATTGGGCCAGAGAGCCAGAGCCTTGACCGGGGTCCGATCAAGGCAGAAGACTTGCTACTCCTCGTTGTTATCGAGGCGAGCCATCAACGCAGCACGCGTCTCAGGCGGCAGAGAATCCATGACCGTCCACCCATGTGCCTCAGCGGGCGACAGGTCGGCGTACGGGGTGAATATGAGGTCGCGTATCTGTTCAGGGCTGGCTGCAGCGAGGGTGTCCTGAACGGCTTTGCTAACTGCGGGAGCGATGTCTGCCGGGTTGGTCACTTGGTCTCCATCAGTCGAGCCACACCTTGTACTGGGCTGTCACACGACCACGCTCAGGGTCGATGAAGTGCACACGTTGCGCCGGCAGCGCAGTCGAGGCCATGCCGATGTTCGCGTACCGGTTGTCCGACTCCGTCGAGCCGTTCCAGAACACGGAACCCTCACCGTTCGCGAGAGGCAACTCCCCGAACGTGTGATTGTGGTGCGTGTAGACATCAGCGAACGCCCACGACTCCCCATTCACACGGTAGGCGCCAGAACGCCACCGGTTGACGTGCTGGACGAACGAGGCGGGAGCGACGAAGCCTGTGCGCCCGAACTCGTCACCATGCATCACGAGCGCCCGGTAGTTGCCGATCTCGAGACGTTGAACATCTTCGGGGCAGTCCTGCCAGGTGAGGCGGGGTTCGTTCTCGAGGAGCTGCTTGGCGAGTTCGAAGCACATGCGGTCGATGTTGTCGGATCGGACGACGGCGTCACGTTTGGATCCGATGCGCCCGTGGTTGCCCCACTCGGGGACGACGGTGACGTGCTCGTAGGTGGCGAGCGCGGCTTTGACGACCTCGACGCACAGGCGGGAGACCCGCACGTACTGTTCGAAGAGGGTGGCGTCGATTTCGAATGGCTGGGTGGGGAAGTTGAACAGGCCTTCGACCATGTCACCACCGAAGACGACCACACCTTCACGGACAGGTACACCCTTGCGGTGAAGGTTCGTGAGGCTGATGGCCTTGTCGACGAACTGGCGCACACGACGGTCTGCGACCTCGGAGTTGTAGGACGGTGAGACCTTGGAGTACTGCCAGTCCCCGGTGTCCCACAGTGCGACCTCGGGAGCATGGTCTGCGTTCGGTACCAGATTCGGCGGTGGTGTCGGCTCGAACTTCCCCAGGGCGATCGCGGCATCCTTCGACGCCTCTATCGTCGCGGCGACCAGATCATCCACGCGCGCTTTGGAAACCTTCAGCTGCACCTGCGTGCGAACCAGAGTGCGGCGGACTTCTGCGAGCTCGGCGGCTACCTGCTCCGCGGCGACCGACTCAGACAGTCCCACAGCTACAAATCCGGTTCCGGTGACGGTTCAGGGTCAGCGACGCCAGGTCGTGCCCTTCACGTTTGAGCGCCTTGGAGATGACCGTGGCGAAGATGGTGCTGTCTTCGAGGAGAGCGTTGAACTCTGCAAGGTCAGCGGGTGCGAGCTTCTCCCGCAGGAGCTTCACGCCGCAGATGGCGTGGCGGGGGACACTCAGTTCGGCGGCGACAGCGTCTTTCAACGACACGGGGATGCTCCATCCTTTGAAGGGTTCGACTCTCGCCCGCGGTTCTCGGTGGTTGATCGGTGGAGTCGAAGCTATTTGCCGTCAGCGAAGTGCAACTGCTCGCGGTAGGAAGCTCGGGATCTGCCGGTGCGCTGCAGGAAGTCCCGCATCTCACCCTGCAGTTCCTTGACCTTGTTCTCGGCCTGCCTGCGGGAGATGTCATCGGGGGCGATAGCGGCTTCCCGCTTGGCAGCGCGTATCTCGCGCTCAAGGGCGCGCTGGTCAGCGCGTTCCTTTTCTGCCTCGGGGTTGTACGCGAAACTCTGTTGTGGTGCGGTCAAACCTGGGAGGTAGGAAACTACTCGGCACCGGTCGTTGGGATGACCCCAACCCGCGGCCTTCGCTTGATCCAGCGTGGCGTAGATCGTGACGGTTACTTGCTCATCGAGCGTGGCATGTGGGACTACGACTTGGCCAGTCTCTCCATTTGTGGAGAGTATCTTGCCTATCCACGGAGCGCATTCCTTGCCAGCATCGGCCGCGCCGACGATTGTGATGAGGTTCACGCCGGACTGCTGCATCCGCCAGATGCCAGCCTCTTCATAGGCGCGGCGTACAGCGGTCCTGCCGGCCATCTCGGCGTAGGATCCGATGCGCCAGTTCCGGCCCGCCTTGTCGACGAACCCGGTGATGCCTTCTCCGAGGAACCTCTGCACGGCCCGCTGCTGCGCGATCCGCCCTGTCGTGGTGCCGAGGAGCTGGTTCGATGCGGTCATGGAGATGACACGCTGGTAGGCGTCCTGCGGGTAGCGGGTGATGCGCCAGTTCATGGCCTCGAGCCGTGACTTCAGGTCGAAGACGAGAGCGGTGACCGCCTGCGACTGGGTTGCGTTCGTCGTCCCGATCAGGGGGAGGCGTTTCGCCATCCGCAGTTGTGCGGCGGCGGCAGCTTCACCCTCTGTCGCGGCGATGCGCATGACCGACTCGGCGAGACCGTACCGGCGCAGCTTGTCAGCAACCTCCACAGCGAGGAACTGCAGCTCACGGACCGTCAGGGACCGGAATGCAGCAAGTTCGGCGTAGGCACGGTTCTGTGCGATCCGGTCGACAAGTGCGTTGGTCTGCTCAGCGGTGAGAGTGGCCTGCTGCAGAACACCCTGCAGTTGCATGTCCCGCCAAGCGCGACGTGCAATCTGCTGGATGAGTTCGTCCTCAGCGGCGGCGTACCGGGAAGCGAGTTCGGCGCCGAGCTCCTCGATGAGGTCTGCTGCGTCAGCTAGATTGTCGGGGTCGGGGACGTACAGCGCCATGATGATCCCTAGCGGGTCAGGTAGGCGACGAGGTCGGGGTTGTCGCGGAGGATGGTCAGTGTCGGTGACTCGAGCAGCCGCACGACGGACTCTTCGCGGGTGGTGCGGTCCTTGCCCAGATGCCGCCATTCTGGGGCGCCCATGAGCGTCTCGGACATGGCGTGAAGGACCTCGTGCCACAGGGTGAGGCGGGTGACGTCGTCGGTCGACTCGGGGTTGAGGAGGATAGTTGCCGACTTGTGGTGTGTGGCTCCGTAGTTGCCGCTGACCCGCTCGTCGTGCTCGTACCGCATCCACTCATCAGGATCGCTCGACACCCTGTAGGTGATCGCGCCGACCTGAACGTGCTCAGGATGCTTTTGTACCGTCATCAGCTCGCTTCTTCTACTGCTAAGAAGCAGTGGGCGGGTGTGACGTGGCCGAAGAATGACGCTGTCGGCTGCACGCTGATTCGCACCACAGGGTTCGTGCAATCGCAACCCTCCGCGATCACAGGCAGCTCGCTATCTATCTGCGACAGCGCCTCGATTAGCTCCCGTACCGTCATTGCCATCTGCTCGCGCTACCTCTCGGAGTTCAGAACCTGCTGCAACTCCCGACGCATCTGCCGAGAAATGATCCACCCGCGGTAACCAGACACCGCAGCCCATGAGCAGACGATCACGAACACCCACAGGGAAGGCGAGCTCAGAACGAGGGCGACAGCGGTTATGACGAGTGCCGTCCACCGGGCAACCCGCCAGGCGTTCATGCGACAGGCGGTTCCGTGGGCTGGTCACCCTTGAACAGGGTCGGGTCAGGGACGGTCGGCATTGCTGCCTGCTGCTCCGCCTGGATCGCCTCGAACTCGGCATCGACCTCGTCCGGATCCCAGTCAGGGTGGACGACACGGATGATCTCCCGACGAGATGCAGCACGAGCCGCATCCAGCAGCTGCGCAGTCCGGGCTGTCTTCTCCGGGTCAGCCTGCGACACCGGAGCGAACTCCACATCAGGAAGCTCAGTCAGATCATTCGGATTCACACCAGACTTGAACACGGCCGCATCGATCTCAAGCGCCATCACTGCGAACTTCGCCAGCGCCGGCTTCGCGTACATGGCCTTCTTGTCGCGGGTCCGCTCACTGTCGGACATGTCCGCATCCACTTCAGTGGCAGTCTTCGCCCCACGCACATCCTTGAGGCCAAGGTGTGTCGGGGAGTAGCCGATCGCGGAGGCGATCTCACGTTTCAGCGCATCAATGGTGGACAGGTGCTCCTCGACACGGATGAGGAACTGGGATGCGATCGCCTGCTCAGGGGACGCCTGCGTGCCCAGCATGTTCACACCGGAGTAGTAGACGCGGTCCGGGTCGAACGATGCCCCATCACCGCGTGCACCCTGAGTCAGCCACGACTCAGGCACAGTCATGCGGCCGGCGCCAAGCTCGATGTCGCGCAGAAGCGACGACCACACCTGATCGATCTTGTCCAGCGGGTCCTGGATGCCGTCAAGGTCGGAACGACCGAGGTTCGACAGTTCGCCGAGTTTGCGCCAGTCCCGCACCGGGCGGGCGTTGCGCATGTAGACGACGGACAGTTTCTGGGTGCCGGTGCCGACAGCGATGGTCTCCGAGTACTGCTCCGCGGGAACAACCACGTCAGCGGGTGCACGGAGGCTGGCCAGGTACGCCGTCTCGGGCCGGTCGTTCACCGGAACTACCTTGCCGAGGGTCTTGTCGGTGCCCTTGTACAGGGTGTACTTGATCGATCCGGGCTCATGCACCTCGAGCAGGCGGAACACGTCGTTGCTGTCGCGGTACTCCGACCAGAGGGTGCAGGACACCATGTGGCCGAGGATGAAGCGGGGGATCGCGCAGTCAGCGGCGTACGCCTTCGGGAACACATGATCAGCGACCCGGTCATCCCATGCTGCAGCCCAGTAGGTGCCACCGAGCGCGGCAGCGTACTCTCCACCGAGCAGCAGTTCAGCGTGAGTCTCATCGGACGCCATGATCTTGTCGAGCCGGTCCTGTGCCGGATGACGCCACTTCACCTTCGCGGTGTTCGGCGCCGGCTCAGCATCCGTTGCACCCTCGGGGCGGCGGAAGACGATCTGCGGGGCCTCACCGAACAGCAGGTCAGCGGACAGGGAGCACAGGTCCGCCGCCAACGGGAGGTGCATCTTCATGCGCTTCTCGTCGGTGTCGATCGGCTGTCCGTACCACATCTTCGACAGGGACCCGAGAACACCACCACGGAACGGCTTCCCGTCCACGAGGTGTGTGGCTTCCTTCGCGTGACCGGAGTAGATGCTCTGCAGTGTGCGGGTGTCGCCGGAATACCAGGCGTCGAGCTCAGAGAAACGGGCTGCGGCCACATCGTACGGGTAGGGCGGCCAGAGGTCGGTCTCAGGCATGAGGCCTCCTAGGCGGCAAGCTTGACGTGTTGACGCCAGATGGATTCGGTTGTCTGTACTGCGTACCTGAGGGCGTCACAGCTATGGTCGTTGGCCTTCAGGGGCTTGTCGTCACCCTTTTCGGTGGCCTTCTTGTCCCACACGTACTCGGTGACTTCCTTCAGCCAGCCGGCGCACCTGTCGGTGACGAGCAGATGCCCGGACGAGAGGAGCGATGCGACTGTGCGGATGCCGTTGAGGACGTCGTTGTCAGCCTGGGTGGAGATGATGCCGTCCTGCGACAGTTGCACCCGGAACGACGCCGCGGACGGGTCGAGGATGATGTAGGTGGGCTGCAGGCGAGGTTGCCAGTCCTGCAGGTGCGGCTCAGCAAGCCAGTTACGCAGCCGCTGCGACAGCTCCGAGTCGGTGAGCTTCTGCTTCTCCGTGACCGACTCATACCGCCACTCATCGATCGCGTACAGCTTCGACGTGGTCTGGTTCGTGTCCCGGTTGTACTCCGTCGCCAGACCGAGGAGGATCGCCGCGGTGGGGTTCGTCGTTCCGTAGTCGATACCGACCGCTAGGAGCATCCGCATCTCAGGGAGGTCATCCCATGCGATCTGGTGCTTCTTCGGGTCCCACATATCGAAGATCGCGCCCTCGGCGTTGGTCCATAGCCCGAGGATGAACCGGTCGTAGAACGCCCCCGTGAACGAGGCCTTCATGTCAGCGACGTACTCGTCGGTGAGCGAGGGGTTGTCGTCCATCGTGAAGTGAAAGACGATCATGTTCTTCAGCTCGGCCTGCAGGATGAACTGCTGCCTGAGCCAGTGGTTGAACGAGCCCGGGTTAGTTGTGGCGAGGAGACGGGCGCCGTCTACACGCAGACGTGTGAGGAGCATCTCCCAGAACCCGAGGGGCAGCAGGGTTGCTTCATCGACGTAGGCAACCTCGACGGTCGCACCGCGGATCTTCTCCTCCGACCGGGCATCGTTCGCACCTACAAGGTGCACTTCCTTGCCCAGGATGATGGCTGTGTTCGAACCGCGGGTGTGGAACACCTGAGTGGCCATGTCACCGTAGAGCTCGTACCGTTGCATCGGCTCGATGATGTTGCGCTCAATGGTCTGCAACGTCTTACCGACGATGACGATCAGCCCGGTGCCTTTCGCGCGACGGATCGCGATGAATAGGGCGAACAGGGACGCGATCGTCTTGCCCGCGGACACAGCGCCAACCCACAAGGCGATCTTCTTCAGCCGGGAGCGCTTGATGCTGAGCATCTGCTTCAGCGACAGACTCAGCTTCGGCTTACTCTCCGACAACGGGAGTCTCATCGTCAGGGAGGCGGTCGAAGAACTGCTCAAGGTGATCCACCAGCGACTCAGCGCGGCCGATGCCATCGTTCGTCTTCTCAAGCACCTTCGTGGCCTTGTCGAACGCGATACCCGCCGTCACAATGGACGACCGGATCACCTCAACGGGTGGCTTATCGAGCGTGTGCTCCTCGTACGAGTTGTCCTTGCCACCGAAGTTATAGACGAGGTACTCACCGTCAAGGGAGTCGAGCAGGTCATTCGCCGCAACGGACATCTTCCGGGCCAGCTCAAGCCGTGCCTCAGCCAGATCGATCGTGTGAGCCCGAACAGCCAGAGCAGTCTGAGACCGGTCGAACTGCAGACCCTCGTCCTTCGCCCACTTGCTGATCGTCGCCGGAGACCAGTCCAGCTGCTTCGCAATCGCATTGCAGCCGAAGCCCTCGTCATAGAGCCGCTTCGCTTCCGCGCGCATTTCCGGGCTGAATGTTCGTGCGGCCATTGGTCATCACCTCTTGGCCAGTCCTGCTGGCGCTGTGGATGAGGCCGAGCCTCGGTGTTGGGGACTTAACGACGAAAGGCCCCCACCGTGAGGTGAGGGCCTTTCTTGAGATTCGTGGGGACGGCGTTCGCCATCCAACAGTTCCTATCGTGCACCATTTGCATGTTATTCGCAACTGTGTTCGATTACCGGTTCGGCGTGCCGCGGGGTCTGCCTCGCTTTGTCTGTGACTCGACACGCAGTAGCGCCTTCGCCAGTATCTCGGTCACACCGTCCGCGTTCGTGCGGGTGGCGAGCTTTCCTCCGTCGATCCACACGTAGATGCGGCGCAGACTTCCCCCGATGATGGCTTGTCCCTCTTTGATTGTCACCCATTCCTTCACGCTGCCTCCTCGATCAGCGCTGCATGCTCTGGCCGCTCCGGGTCGAACGGTTCGGCGAAGTCTCCGCGCTCGTCTACCAGCCCGCCGCGTGGGTCAGCGATGAGGTCGGCGTAGGGGATGTGGCAGTCGCATCCGGGGTCGTTGCATGTTTCTGAGGCGCACTGACGGCAGCAGGGCTTCTCAATTCCGGCGATCTTGTCGAAGGCGGTCTGGTCGAAGATGTGACCGCACGCTGCGTTCTGGCATGTCACCGTGACCGGCGCCCCTCCGCGACCAGGAGGGTTCCACTGCAAGGCCAGTTGGCGGCACTCAGGGCAGCGTGTGCGCTTGATCCGGTGTGACTGTTCCTCGGTCGGGTGAGCCTTCACCGCGGCTGCGAACGCCTTGCCGAGTCGGACTGCGTTCTTGGCGCCGCTCGGCGATGCGACCCAGACGTCGGGGTTGATGTGCGCTCCTCGGAGGTATGAGGCGAGCTCGTCCAGCATGAGGGGAACGGAGGCGATGGGGATGTAGCCAAGGCTTGTGCCCCGCACTCCGCCGTTGTCGCGTTGCACTGCGCGGTCGATGCCGGCGAGGCGTTGCTGCAGGGTGAGGACCCCGGCGAGCGCCGTGTCTGCTGCTTCCCAGCAGGTCCAACAGAGGAGCCCGTGGCGTGCTTCTCTGGGCAGGCATCCGTGGCACAGGCGCCCGGTGGTCTCGAGGCGGGATCGCTTGTCCGACCACCGGTATTCGAAGCCGTCGCAGACGATCTGGTGCTCATCCTTCACGGTGCAGGATCTGACTTCGGGCATGTCGTTGGTGATGCAGTACAGGGACATGTTTCTCCTTGGGGCGCGGACATGCGGAAGGGCACCCCACCGGATTGGCAGGGTGCCCTTGATGAACTGACTGAGGGTAGGTGTCCGTCAGCTGGTGGTCTCAGAAACGTCTGCCCACGGGCAGTCTTCGGGGTAGCGGTTTGCCCAATAGCGGTCGAAGTCGCAGAACGGGCAGACGTCGTTGTTCATGTGCGAGCACGTCTCGGTTGTCAGGAACCGGATGTAGCGGGCGCTCATGGAGCACCCGTAGTGTCTAGTTGCTTCCACTCTCCGAGCGTTGTCCGAATGACGAAGGTTCGGACTGCGGAAACCTGTGGGCTGCTGACCGTTCCGAGATGGGGATGTGCGCCAAGAAGGGTGATCTCGTCGTCCTCCTGGACTCGGAAGGCTACTTCGACGTCTTCGGGTGAACGGGGCGAGTCCGATTCGTAGTGCCCCCTGCCCAACGCGTCTCGCCATCTCGAAATGCGGCGCCCGACAATGCAACGTTCGATGATGTCAAAGCCTGCCAGGTCGTCGGGCAGGGCTCGCATGAGAGCGTGATTGTCGCTATAGATGCTGGGCACGGTTCAATCCTTTCGGGTGGTGGTTGGCAGGGAAGCTTCCACCGAAGCCCGTTGCCGGGGCTTCCCTGCCAAGTTCGGGTTGGTCATCGCATATCCGTCAGTAGTCAGTTGGTAGTGCCCATAACACGCACGACACCTCTGTCGACTAGAGCTTCGGCGATTTGTTGTCCTTGGTGGCCCACGTAGAAGAAGCTGCTCAAAGCTCCCGCGAGAGCCTTGACGGACTCGACCGTGAGCGTAGAAGCCGGGGCCTCCGTGGTGCTGTTCGCGTACACCTCGGCGTAGATCACGTCCGGGTTCTCGCCCTCGCTCGCTCGGCGCAGGCTGTCAAGCAGGGCTTCGCCGGAAATGGCGAACCAGCCCAGGTTGTCGGTCATCGTCCACCGTCTCCCATCGTCGCGAGCAGGATGAGGGCGTGGCGTCGGTGCTCCTTGCAGAACGACCGCTGCCAGCATCGCAGGCGCAGGCCGCACCACACGCACCGCCTCACGGCTTTGTCTCCTGCGTGCGGAGAACTGCCGCCATGCCCGCGTCGCACCCGTGACGCCACACGGCGCGCAGCCCCGCGGTGAAGTCCTCGCTCGGGTATCGCTCAGCGTCGGAACGCAGCTGGTGCAGAACCTCGTCAGACGGCATCGGCGGGTTCTCCGCCACGCGGAGCGCGAGTCGTCCGGAGCTGTGATCGGTGGGGTCCGTTTTCGACTTCAACGCCGCTTCCAGAGCATCGGCGGCCTTTGTAAAATTGCGGGACTCAATGCCCTGCGTGAACTTCCCCGACGCGCGTAACCATTTGATGGCGGCCACGGCGTCAGTCGGCTCGCCCTCTGCGAGGTCGAAGCGCCCACAGTTCGGGCACTCCATCCCCTCGTGGTCGGCGTAGGTCGAGGGCTGCATCTGGTGACCACAGGTGTGGCAGAACGAGGGTTTGGCGAGCACAATGATTCCTTTTTCAAGTAGAGCGTCAACTAGCTGAATGGCCTCGCCACGCAGCGGCGGGATTGGAAGAGTTCCGAAGTCCTCGTGGAGAAAACAGATCGTGGTCACAGCCTCGATGAGCGCCTCGCGAGATTCGGCAGCGAACATGCTTCTTCGTGTCCTTTCGAAGTATCAGTGCGGGGCTTTGGGGGAAGTGCCAGAGTTGCAGTCCGCCCAAAGTCCCCCAAAGGCCAATATCAGTGCTTGTTGGTGCGGTAGAGCGAAGAGTCGACGGCCAAGGTGAGACCCGCCGCGTTGAGTTCGGCGAGCGTGCGGTCGATGTTGGCCTGGATCTCGTCTCGGTACTGGGGCTTCATGCTCCCGTAGTAGGCGGGCTGTCCGAAGTGCTCATCCATGACCAGCTCGTCGTACTCGCCGGTTGCCTTCGTGATCGTGAAGTTGACGGTCTCACCACTGCCAACTCGGCGTGTGAAATACCAGTGCTCGGGTCGGTGGTCGGTGAAACCCAACTGCCGCATTTCGGCCTCCGCGAGCACCGGAGTATTGCCGTCGCTCATGCGGGGTTCTCCTTGTCGGCAGGACGGCGCGTGAGACGCACGTTCTGGGTTGCCCGGAATGTCACACCATCGGGGTCGAGCGAGGTCACGATGGGCTCCTGCTCGATGTAATACAACCCGCCCAACTGCTCGGGAGTCATCCCCGTCTGACGGCAGATGTCTTGCAGCCATTCCTCCTGCTTCGTCACGATGTCGCGCAGACCACCGCTCACCAAATCTTCGAAGGTCACTGGTTGTTCTCCTTGTCGGTACCGGGAAGGGCAGCGATGTAGACGGCTGCGGATAGCATCACGTCTCCGATCCGCGACTCGGGCACGAAGGTGGCCTGAGCGCGGAGCGCCGCAACAAGCCAGGAACGGAACTCGGTCTCGCTCTTGAACTCGTCTACTGTCGTGATCATTTGCTCTTCACGTACCTTTCGAGTGCTCGGATGATGACAGATGTGAGAGTGACACCCTCGGCGGCAGCTTTCGCTGCCGCCCTGGCTTTCAGGTCGGGCGGGATTCGGAACGCGGTTACGGGGGTGACTGGTTGATTCGGCATGCTGCCCATCGTGGCAGGTGTATGTACAGCAGTCACGCGCTCGGCCCTTCCCAGTTGCACGACCCGTACCCGCACGACTCGCCTGCGAAGTCACCAGCGAGCCAGCGTTGCGCCGCGCTGTGCGTAGCGGGCGCTGAGCACACTTCGTGCCCGTTGTCGCAGTAGAGATAGACCCTCTCGAACGACTCTGCCCGCTTCGGGTGCATCATCTTGGTCTCTACGCGGCTCATGCGCGGCCACCCTCTTCCATGTCAGCGACGCACACGCCGAGGCAGCCGGTGCAGATCATCGAGTCGTGCCAGCCGTCATCACCGATGCCCACACCAGACAGGCGACCACCGATCCATCCGATGCTCCAAACGTGCTGGCGACCAAACTTGCACTTGTCGGTGTGGGTCTCACAGCAGGTGCGGGGGGCGACCGGTTTGCGGTTTCGGCTGGGCTTGATCTTGATCGTTGTCATGGTTTTAGTATATACACCGTGTATATACACCGCAAGGTCAATCTTGGTCCTGTGGAGGGACAACCAACGCATTTGCGGTCGCGCGGTGTGGGTTAGTGTCCGGGCCATATTGGTCGGCTTCCGCTGCGCTCCCTTGCTCGTGCGTGACTGCGTAGTCATGACCGATACCCCAGCCTTCGTCCCATGCGGCAGCAGCAACAGCCCGCAGACCAGCCACATGTGCCTCATCCACGCCCAGCCCGGATTCGGCAGCAGCCTTGTCGAAGATGGCCAGGAGGTCGCTGTTGGTGCTCACTCAGTACCCCCAACCCACAGAACCGTCGCCGGCAGCTCGTCCGCGAATGTCTTGGCCTGGTAGCGCCCCTTCATGTGGACGCTCTCGAACCGGTAGTCGTACTCGTCATCGGAGTTGTCCATGACCTCCCACGGCGTTCCGTTCTTCACTCGGAAGATCGTTCCGGCGGGTAGGGCGTCGAGTTCGGCAACAGTAGACACCACACGCGGGGTAGCAGCAGCGACCACTTCACCGAGGGCAGAGTAGAGACAGCGCCCCCACTCTGTGTCTGGGATCTTGAATCCGTGGTTGTCGTCGTGAAGCCAGTCCGCCACGCACTGAAGCGCGGTGTGTCCCTCTGGTAGTTCAGGCATAGTGCCCTCCTTATTCGCTAGTAATCAGTCCGCCCACTGCCACCAGCGCCGCTTCGCGCGGGGCTCAGGGCGAGGGGGAACATCGGGTGGAGTTGGCTTACCCAGAAGGATCTGCTCTAGCTCGTTCGCCGCCGCAAGCGGCAGCAGCTTGCGCCATTTGCTGTGCCAGTTCTGCGCCCGCGTAACGATGTGCTCTGCCTTACTCATGGTTTGTCTTCCCTTCGGGTCTCACTGTTGGCGTACAACTCGGCGTAGAGCAGGTCGGCATCTTCTCCGGCTGATGCTCGACGCAAGGCTTCGATCAGAGCATCCCCGGATATCGCCCACCATCCGAGGTCACTCATTGCGCGCCAGCTCGATTAGGTCGTTCCATTGGTTGTCCGTGCCCACGGCGGCATTCCCAACCCAGATGTGCCCGTAGGCTATCTTGATTGCTCCGTGGGCCAAGAGGAGTTCGAGCACCCGCTCGAGTGATCCCGGTTCAGCCATTAGCGTTCTCCTGTCTGAGCACTGTGCGGTTCTCCGACGCTGACGAGCTCGCGGTCGAGCGAGCCCCACTGCTGGCCCATCGCGTCCGCGATGCCCTGGAACGTGGTGCTCCTGAGCTTCCAGCGCAGGGGTCCGGGCGGCATCATGTGGACCCGCTGCTCCCGGCCGTCCACAATGTCCGTAGGGACCAGTGGGGGCAGGTTCTTGAGCCACAGCCCGGTCGCCTTCGTCTCCCCGTGACCGAACTGCCACGGCTGAATGATCTGCGTCGGGCCGGCACCGATGATTTTCCGGGCGTGGCCGAGCATGATCGGGTTCTCCACGGCGATACGCGGGATGGGGGCGTTCAGCAGTGACTTGAAGAACGCCGCGCCCTCGCGCATGTTCTTCCACCGCTCCGGGTTCGGCCCGTTCTCCTTCTTCATGCCGAGGTACAGGTGCTTCGCCCCCGAGTTGGCCAGGTACGTGCATGGGGGGTGCGCCACCATGAGATCCCAGCCGTCATCGATCACGTCGAAGATGTCGCCCTGGTAGTGCGGGCCCGGCTGATCGGTCGGCAGAAGGTCAACTGACAGCGCTTCGTGGCCGGCAGCAATGAATGCATCCCGGACCCGTCCGCTGTACTCGCACGCGACTAGAACCCTCATGACTGGTTACCCCTCGATACTTCGGATGCTGCCTGAGGAGTGTTGAGCGGTTCGAGCGCGTCCTTGTCGACGCGCCACCCACTGCACGGGTTGCCCTTCTCGACGTTGTGCGGCATGAGCAGGTAGGTCAGCCCGGCCCCGGCGAGCAGGGCGTGAGTGTCGGTGTAGCAGGCGACCGAGCGACCGCACCGGGGACAAGTCGCTCGGCGCGCGGCCCCGCGTCGACCGTGGCCGCGCGTCATTCTTCGACCTCCGCCCTATCAACCTGAGATACCCCGGTGGTGGGCTGAGTATGGATCTTCAGCCGCGCCGCCTTCACCCGGTAGCTGTGGGCACTCGGGTCGGTCAGGAATGCGATGTCATCCTGGATGTCTTCGAGCCAGTACTGACGGGTGCCGCGCCCCACCGTGACGACGATCGTGCCGTCACGCTTCGGGTCGAAGAACCGCTCGCGGACGAGGGCAGCTTCGAGCGCCGCACGCAGTGATGCCTTGGTGGGCTTCGGCACTTCGGCGCGGATGGCGTCAAGCCGACTTGAAAGGTCGGCTAGTGCCTTCAAGTCTTCGGGCGATTCCTTGAACGCTGCCGCCTTGGAGTGGTACTCGCGCTTGTCCATCAGTCCCTTCCCTTTGCCGCGGCGATCGCAACGACGTTTAAGGCAGGCAGTTCGCCCACGGTGATGTTGACCAGCACGACCTCGGCAGCCTCCCGCCACCGCAGTTGCTCATCGAGGTAGTCGGCGGCACGGCCAGCGAGTTCGGCTAACCACGCCTTCTCCAGCGGCGCGAGCGACGGCAGGGTGGCGAATTGGCCCTGCCGGAGCGCGTCGAGCTCACCGAGCAGTTCTCCGATGTCTTCGCGGTCGAGGTCATCCATTGCGTTCTCCTTCTGTGGTCGATGTACCGGGTGTTACGTCCACAAGCGCGCCGGTATCGATTCGCGGCGCGAGGCCGAGGATGCCGAGATGCGCAACGTAGGTGTGTCCCTGCTGGTGGCAGGTGATGCAGTGCTGCTCGCCCCGCGGGGCATCGAGGCAGTTGTGCCCGTCGCTCATGGCTGGTCGCTCCCTGTAGACGAAGCGGGGGCGGGCTCTGTGCCCGTCTGGGTTACCATCGCGAAGTGGGTCAGGTTGACCCTCATCGGAACCCACTGCTGATCAACGAACGAGCCGTTATCGCGCTCGACTGAGAGCCAGCCGCCCTCGTGCTGCTGAGCGGACTGCATCATCGAGGTCAGCGTCTCTCCGTAGGTCGACAGCACCCGCACGTGGATGTCGCCGTAGCCCGGCAGGTGAAGATCGACCAGCAGGTGCTGCGGGTTCTCGGCGGTACTCACAGTTCGCCTCCTGTGCTGCTGGAATCTGATGATTCGACCGCTGCCGTCGCTGAATTGCCTGAACAGACGTGGTTGATCAGGTCGCCGCCGATTTCATGATCCGAGCGCCCGTAGGTTGGGATGATGTGGCCGCAGTGGCGGCACGTGACAGTACCTAGCAGGCGTTCCAGTTCGGCCACGGGGATCGTCACGTCCTCCGGGCGGGTGCCGTCCTGCAATACGGCACCGTCTATGAGTGCCCGCAACTTGTCCGCGAGGATCACAGCACGCTCCACTTCACAACATCGGTGCCGTCGAGGCGGTAGGTGAGCCCTGCCTCGCTGGCGTGGTCCCAGTAGGTGACCCGCTTCGGCGGAGACAGGTGGAATGTGGAATCGAGTGTGATGGGCGAGCGTGTACCCGGAACCTGTTCGTCGGGCAGACCGTCCACTCGCACCGTGATCGTTGTACGCCCCGGCTTCACTACCTCCACGATCATCCCGACCCTCTGAGGCACGCGATCGTTCTGGACGCACCTGAGATAGGTGCCGGGGCGAAGGCCTTCGAGGGTTGCCTTGATAGCTGCCCCCGTAGGTCGGTAGGCGGTCGTGTCTGGCTGGGTCATGATTCCCTCTCTGTGCTCGATTTGTGCTCGGACCGAGCGCACGGGCACTCAACATGGGCGTCTGTCGCGTTGTCCCACGTGCGCCCGTCGCAGTTCTTGTGCTTGCCCGCTGCGCACTCAGGGCAAGGCTTGGGCCACCAGTCGATGCTCACGATTCGCTCCCTGTGCTCGTAGAACGGATTGGTTCTGGGTGGGCCTGCTCGCGGTGGTTGCGCTCGAAGTAGTCGAGGTAGCGGATATCGCTCTGGCGGGTGAACCAGGCGCACCCGTCCTCAGAGCAGTGACGTTCCATCCACAGTGGCGTCGAGAATCGAACGATCGGCGTTCCGTCTGCGAGACGCGTTTTCGTGACGGTCGGCTCGACCTTGTAGTCCCCGAAACACACGCGGAGCTCGAGCGCTGCCGCCTTGCGAGCGGCCTCGACGTCATGAGTGCGCTCGACCCGAATCACGATCGACCCCCGATTGTTGCGGTGCGTCACTGTCCTCACGGGGTTGTCCCTTCCGGGGTAGCGGGGACGAGGCGCACAAACGGCCCCATCTCCTCCGGATGGAGGACGCGACTCCACCCCTCGCGGTTCATCTCGAACCACTCCCCTTGCCGCGTGAGGACGTAGGGATCGTAGAGTGCGCGTCCAGTTGGGAAATGCGCTCCTTCATAGATTCCGGGTTCAGTCGGTAGCGGCTCAGGCATCCTTCTGCCCTTCCGGGGTAGCGGCAGCCTCGGGAGTGAAAGAGATACGGCCTGGCCTGCCGAGTCCTATCCACTCGGGAACTGGTAGCGCCACCGTCGCCATGTTCTTGTCTGAAGCGAACTCTGCGGTCTCATGGTTGAGGATGGTCAGCTCCACCCAGTAGGTAACCCGGTAGTGGTCAGGCATTCTTTTGCCCTTCCGGGGTAGACCCAACAACCGCGTGGTACTCCGCGTTGTGCTCGTCACAGATTCGCTGAGCGAGGTTGTCATCCTGGCCCCGGTACATCTCCATGAACCGGTGGGTCTCGCGCTTGTAGTCCCAGCCGATTCGCCCGGTGCACTGTGCAGCCACGGTGGCTCCGACGAACTGGCCGTCAACAACCATCGCCGTCAGGGATGTGGGGTGGGCGCGGTGGACGAAGGTCTGGTCCTGCATGATGCCGGTCATTTCGTGCCTTCCTGAGTACTGATGGGAACGACACGGGTGTCGTGTCCGTAGGCCTGCATGATCACGGCATCGGTCGTGAGCCGGTCGCGGTTCTCTGAGGTGTGCTGCGTGTTGGTCCACACACCGTTCACGCGCTTCTGAATGACGAACATCACGCCTCCCGCTTACTGATGGATGTTGGGTTCGCCAGCCGCAAAAGGATGTCTCGGTGGCAGCGCTTGTCGAGGCCGCACCAGCACGCGAGGTCATGGCCGGCGAGCTCGTAGCGCATAATCTCGAGCGGGTGTCCACCGATGCGCTTGAGCCATGCGTTGTGAGCCCTGTATGCCGCGTCGAACTGCTCGTCGGTCTTGTCCTGCCCGAGCGTGTTGGGGTTCCAGATGGCGCTAGCGGTGTTCGCGAACAGCGCCAGGGACAGGTCGAGTCCGTATTCAGCGATCGTGAACGGGTTGCCCCACCGCGACGGACGGGCGACGATCACGGCATCCGGGTTAGCTGCCCGCCATGGGTGCTGTCGAGACATCTGTATCCCGGTGGGCATCAGGAGAACTCTCCGCTGTGGAAGCTGAACCCGTCAGGGTCCATCCAGTCGGTCGTCTGGCCGTCCGGCAGGCGCATGTTCTTCTGCATCCAAACGTGCTGCCGTTCACGGTCAACCCGAGTGGTCGACTCGACATCGCGGATGAACTGGTCGATGTCATGCTCACGGTCGTACTCATCCACGATCGTCACGGCCCAACGGTTAGTGAGCAGGAAGTGCCGCCATGCCACCCAGGAGACGAAGACACCGCCCTGCCAGCTCGTGAGCGACTTGCAGATATGCATCCGCATCGTTGTCGGGGGAAGGTTGATGCTCCACGGACTGTCAGTGTGGCCGTCCGAGAGTCGCCAGTCGGCGTAGTAGTTGGTGCCCATCAGAGTTCCCTCTCGGTGGATTCAGCAATGGAAGGTTTGGGCGCCGCTGGCCCAGAATCCTTGGCGGGCTCACCGTCGAACTGCTCAATGCACTCCCCGCAGAACCAGACGTGCGGAGCGATCGGCAGAACCCGATGGCCGGTGTGCTTCTTGTGCTCCGTCGTTGTAGCCACCGCTCAGAACGGGGTCTCGTCGGAGTCGCTGCCGGGCGTATTCCACACGTCCGCGCCGGCATCCGGAGCAGCCCACGGCTCCTCCGTCGCGGCCGGAGAACCGCCCTCACGGGACGACGCGGCGCGGGTGACCTGGGCCGTGGCGTAGCGAAGCGACGGGCCGATCTCGTCGACCTCGAGCTCGATGCTCGTGCGCTTCTCGCCTTCCTTCGTCTCGTAGGAGCGCTGCTTCAGACGACCGGTCGCGATGACACGCGACCCCTTCGTGAGCGAACCGGCGACGTGCTCGGCGAACTCGCGCCACACGCTCGCGCGCAGGAAGAGGGCCTCACCGTCCTTCCAGTCGTTGCTCGCGCGGTCGAAGTTGCGCGGGGTCGAGGCGATGGTGAAGTTGGCAACCGCGAGCCCGTTCTGCGTGTAGCGCAGCTCCGGGTCGGAGGTCAGGTTTCCGACGACAGTGATGACGGTCTCTCCGCTCATGCGGTGGTCTCCTCGGTGTTGATGATGTTCTCCTCGGCGGGCGCCGGGAGGGGTCGACGGGATGCGCCGCAAGCGCAGGTCATGCCGCCGAACTGGGTGGCCCAGTAGTCGTGCTCGTGGTCGTTCATGCGATATTCCTTTCCGCCCACTCGCGGGCGACTCGCTCCTGCCACGGCTCGAACACCGGTTGGGGTCGTGGGACCGACAGTGATGCGAATGTGCGTCGTGGCCGGTTGCGGTGTTGTCGAACGAGGGGTACTCGGTAACGGCGGAAGAGCCGACCCCAGTGGCGCGCATGCGCATCGGCTTCATCCGGTGTGCGCTGCGAAGCAAGCCACTCAGCGCGATCGACGAAGTCGCTGATCTTTAGTCCCTCGAGCTGCACGCCCAGACGCTCCTGGCGCTGTGCCAACTCCTTGAGCACCTGACGGGTACGTTCGACCTCCTCGGCCGTTATGCGGAGAGTCATGCTGGAAACTCCAACCGAGAGCCTTAGCCCTCATGCGTCGAGGGGTCGCCGTGCCCCCTTGTGGATAAGTCACCATCGGCGTGAGCGCATCTCGATAGAGATGGTGCAGGTGATGGAGCAGGAGCAAGGAGCAGGAGTAGGGCCTACCTAAACGCTAGGGATCGATTACCCCTAAACCGTTCGGTAAATAGACCCCCAAACCGATGGGTAAATCGACCTCTTCGCTCTTGATGTCGATGGCGTTCTGCTTGAGCAGTGTCTTGACCTGAGGTTTGTCCCACGCAGGCAGGTCGGGGTCTTCCTTTCGGAGCCGGATCAGCTCATGCACGACCATTCCCCGAATCAGGTTCGATGCTGTGGCCGCGTAGGCCTTCGTCATCGACACCGCCAGCCGGGGATTCTTCATGAGTCCGTCGTGGCGGATGTAGGAGCGCAGTCCGATCTCCTCGGACTCTTCATCGATGGCGACGAACCGTTCGAATGCGAGCTCGGAACCGGCTAGGAAGACCTGTGCTGGCGTCAGTTCTCTAGAGTTCTTCGAGAGCTTCCCTGGATGCCAGTTGGCGACTCCTGCGTAGTTTCGTGTCCCGTGGGTGAGGAGGGCGAAGTAGAGCCATTGGGCCGGCATGGTGAGCGATCGGAAGTGGTCGTCAGACCAGATGTCGGTTCGGATTGCCGTGTAGTCACCGGCCATGTGCTGCCTTTCGTGCGCCGATGAGGGCTAGATACTCGAGGGCGTCTAGCTCTTGAACTTCTTCATGTCCGCCGTGGTCGTCGAACCGGACCCAGCACTTCACACCCTTGATCACGACGCGCTTCGGGACGAGGAGAGGATTGTGGCCGGACCGGATGGCCCAGCCGATCTCCTCGCCCTTGATGCCGTCGTGGGCGATGCCGTGGCATCCTGTGTGGTTTCCCCAACCGCACAGGTGCAGGGCGTTGCCGAGGGTGTTCGGGCCCAGGCGGGAGCGGTACTGGCAGTGGTGCGCCTCTGTCGCTTCTGCCAGTCCGCAGCCTTCGCAGAGGCCACCGGAGCGTTGCTTGAGTGCTTTGGTCGTCGCGGCGCTGAAGCCGCTCACAGCCCTTGGGTGTGCTTGTCGGGCACGACGATCGGGTCTGTCTGGATGCCGCCCTGCAGGAGCGTGCACAGCGTGTCGAGGGTCATGAGAACCCCGTGCTCGCCAGCGCGCTCGTAGCCGATGCCGCGCCGCTTGAACACGACCACTCCGGCTACCGCGTCATCATTGCCCCGCTCAATCTCGGCTTCTTTGAGCCAGGGGCCGACTTCGACTTTGCCGCCGTAGTCCTTGACTTCGACGACCACGCGTCCACCTGTGATGGTGCGGACTCCGGCGATGTCGCCCTTGTCCTTGGCTCCGGTGAGGCGGCGTCGTTCGATGCGGTCGTCATTGAGGGTGACGGCCATCTGGGCGGCGGTGGAGGTTTCCATCTTCGTGCCGGCCTGCTTGGCAGTCGCGCGTGAACGGGTCATGAGTTCCACTCCGTTCGCAGAAGTGCCCCGAGGGAGCGGCCGATCTCGAGACGGTCACGGAGAACGCGAAGCGACTCCCGGCCGGCGCGGAGGACTTGCTCGGCGAGCTCGACTTCGAGGGCGATGTCCGCGCACTGGAGTTCGGCGGTGTAGCGGCGTACGTCGTTGCTGCCTGCGGTGTTCAGGAAGGTGCGGGCGAACTGGGACTTGAGCGCGCCTTTGAGTCGGACGTGCGCTTCGTCGAGTGCTGCGATCTCATCGGACTTCTCGTCGAGGTCGCGTCCGATACCGGACAGGGTTGCGATGAGTGAGGCAGGGGTAAGGGGCTCCGTCACTGTGCGTCTTCCTTCTCGATTGCCATGCGGCGAGCCTTGGTCGCGAGCTTCACCTCGGGGTTGTACCAGCGACCAGCGGAGGCCTTCTCATAGAAGGCTTGGATGTCTGTGATGGACTGGAGAGCATTGATCTGCTCACGCCAGTCGGCGGGCGGATCAGCAGGCTCGGGCGCGACGGGCGGCTGGGTGCCCTTCGCCTCTTCGACATCGTGCAGGTCGCCCTTGTGCCATAGGTCGAGGGCAGCGCCGAATCGCATGCCAGCGTTGCGGAGTGCGTCACCGATGGCTTCCTTGACGGCGTTGCCGCCCTTCTTGCCTTGTGCGTCCCCATAGCCGGGCTTGGTGACACCGAGGATGGTGAGGCGGATCCAGATGCCACCGTTGGCGTCGAAGGCAGGAGCGCCGTTTGCGTCGGTCGCCATCGGCTCCCACGTCCACTCCGGGTCGACCTCAAGGAAGCGGTCCGTCAGTGCGGCGTGTCCGACGTAGTCGAGGTGAGCGGCGGGCATTCCGTGGTAGCCCTTGCAGACCGGGCAGTTGCCCTTGGGGGAGTCGGCCTTGTACGGCTTGGGGAGCTGGCCGATCTGGTTCGGCTCGAACGGGTCACGGAGTCTCTTGAGCCCGGTGGACTTCTCGTCGGTCATGTTGCGAGTCCTAACGTGTCGGTGAGGCGATCGGCGGTGTCGCGGAGCTCAGCGATCATCTGCTCGTCGCGGAAGAAGCGGTGGTGCTTGGGTTCGAACCAGCCGAGGCGGTACTCGCCGTTCACGATGACCCGGAGGTTCCAGATCAGTTCGCACCACTCGGCACCGCACACCTCGAGTTGCCATTGCACCTGGCGGCGGTACTTGATTGGCGGGGTGTTCCAATCAGTGCCGGTGGTCTTGCACTCTGTGAGTCCGACATGGTCGAGCGTGAGACCGTCCGGTGTCGCTGCCCACAGCGGGTTCTCGGCGGCGATGAGCCAAGAGTTCGGAAGCGCCCCGAACTGCTCTTTACCCCACATCGCGAGCTCGAGTTCGCTGTCGGTGCCGAACTGCATCATCTCGTTCGCGTCGAGGTTGGCGCCGGTGCGGTGTTTGAGCACGACCTGATCAAAACCCGATGGTGTAGCCGCTTCGGCGACCATCGTGGCGGTCACAAGCCCTGCACGTGCTGCCAGCCATTCGGGGCGTTGCTCTGACTTGACAAGGAACCGTTCTGGGTGGATCACGAGCCGATGCCCACCAGCGGACGCCAGCCCAACAGATACAGCAGGACGCCAATGCAGATCGCAACTACCGCGATGCAGTTGAGGATGACGAGGGCTCTCATGTCCAAGCCTCGGCGTACTTGTGCTCGCGTCCATCGTGAACACGGTCGGCGCGCTCGGCCGTGATGTCGACGACCGGGATGGGCTGGCTGAACACCGAGTACCAGTACGCGACCTCCGCGTTGTCGTCGTGGTTGCCGCAGCGTCCCGCACCATCATCAGCGCCGTCGCACTCGCACTCGAGGCCCTCAATGAGGAAGCCGTTGTCGATGCTGGGGGTAGCCATCAGATCGTCTCCCATCGGATCGAGTTCTCGTGCCCGTCAGGGCAGTACCAGAGGGCTTCCTCGGTGTCGTCGAAGACGGCGACGTCGACCATGCCCGCGAACTGGCAACGACTGCTGTCGGTCCAGTCGTCCTGATCACCGGCGGTCCCTGCGCACTCGACCTCACGGCGGACAACCCGGCTGGGTGTGTCGTTGACGAGGGTGTCGAGCTCGGCGACCGTCAGGTGCGGGATCGGCGGGACGGGGGCGTTGGGGTTGGTGATCATGAAGATCCGGTCGGCGATGCTCATGAGAAGTGTCCAATCACGAGGCCTGCGATGAGGCTGATGAGGCCGACGAGCAGCAGTGCGAGTCGGTGGTGGAGTGTGAAGCACCCGTGGCGGTTGTAGGTGATGCGGCGGTCGCTCATCGGGTCCTCGCACGGCGGAGGATGTTCCAGGCGGTGAAGAAGATGACCGCCCAGCCGATCACGTCGAGCCCGTTCATTTCGGGCGCTTGGATTGCGCCGGCGACGAGTATGGCGGCGCCGATGATCAGGCCCTTCACAGTCGGTCCGCGATGATCGTGCCTGCCGTGTAGGCGAGCAGCCAGAGGGTGAAGGTGAAACCTATGGCGAGGATGGAACGTGCGGCGATGTTCATGCTGCGTCCTTTGGTGTGATGTAGTCGCGGTGCACCCGCGGTGTACCTGTCAGTCGGTTAGGGGTGCAGGTTTTGCACCCGCGTCGATTGGCTGGGAGGTGAAGCGTGTTCTCTGCCGTGAACTCGTGCCCACGCTTGCAGTGCGTCTTCGCCTTGTTGACAGCGGGAGGACCGCCGATGCGCCCGCGTTCTCTCTTGTCGCGCATGTTGTCTAGCTGTGTCCCTATAAGCAGATGGGCGGGCTCGATGCAGCGCGGAACATCACACGAATGGCGAACGACCAACCCCTCGGGGATTGGTCCGTTGTGGATGGACCACACAATTCGGTGCACCGCGAGCAGCGGAAATCCGCGACCCTTACCCAGCCGAACGCGAGCGTGGCCCGAGTCGGTGGTCATTCCATCCATGTAGATGAGACACTCGCCCTCGCGACGAGCGCTCTCGAGATAGTTCTCGAAGAAGAGCGGCTTACCCGTTCGCGACTCGATCATGCTGCCCTCCCGTAGTAGTCCTTCAACACCCAGACGGTGGACTGGGAACGGACACCCTTGCGGGTGCGGTTGGTGGCGAGGACGATGGCCTTGCGCGTCAGGTCCGAGCGTCGCTTGCGGGGCGTGCTCCAGTCCGCGATGGGAGGACGCTTGCTCCACTTGTCATCCGACAGTGCGCGCACGTACCTCATCGAGAGTTCGAAGTCGGTCATGCCTGCGGCGCCCACTTCATGGAACTGAGCCAGGACCCAGTCCTCGACTAGCTTCGCGCTCGTCTCGGCCAGTCGCCCGGCTTGCTTGGATGTCTCCCGGTCGGTGTGTCGTGCGAGGGTGGTGACGGTCATCGTTTTCTTCCTGCTCCTAGAGGTCGTTCGCGGATGAGGTGCTCGAGCTGGCGGGTGAAGGCCATGTCGCGTTCCGCTTGGCGGGCGACTTTCGTGACTTCGTCTTCGGTGAGGACCGCGGATAGGCCACCGAGGCGGAGGTCCTTCACACGGGCGGCGTCCTCTGCCTTCCGGGCGGCCTGTGCTTCTGCACGTTGACGTTCTGCCGCCTGCCACTCGTTCTCCGGCTCGGGCTTCTTGCTCTCCCGCAGGATCTGCTGGGTGAATCGGAGTGCGGCTGTGGCGGTGACCTTGGGGTAGATGACGAGGTCGGTGCATCCTGGCTTCACGAAGACGCGGACGCCGAAGTCGTTGGTGTGAGTCAGCTCGTACTCATGTTTGGTGAGGAGCTTCTTCAGGGCCTTCTCGTGTGAGCTCAC